TACAGTAAATCCAACAGGAATAACAAAACCAGCAAGACCTGTAAAAATAACATAAACGGAAGTATTAGAACCTTGACCTTGTTCGACACCATAGACTTGCCCCAATTGATAAAGAATTGAAGGGTTAGCAGTTGCAGGACTAATAGAATTAACTAAGTCTACAAAAGCTTGATCTTGAACTACTACCGCACCAGCGGCTGTAGAAGCCATATCTTCTACAAGAGAACCCGGAAGATTAGCTGTTAAACCGGGTGCTAAAGCTGTAGCCGCCGCAATTTCAGCATTTAATAGATCTGTTGGTAAAGCTGGTATTGCTCCAGCAGTCGTTATTTGAGCCATTAAGTAGCCACCTGAGAAGAAATAATTGTTCCGTTTAGGAATACCGCATTAATATTATAAATTGGATTTGGAGCTATTTGCCTATTTGTAACAGTCAAACTAGCAAAATAAGGTGCATATTGAACCTGAGTAGTATTTATAGCAAGATCAGGCGGTATTTGAGTATGAACAGCGTTTTGTGCTGGAATACCATAATTAGCATAAAAAGGGCTTTCACCCAAATTTAATCTTAAAGTTTGAGCTAAAGTAGCCAACCATACATAACTGGTTTCTGAAACTTCTACCCATTGTTGAGTGCTTGGATCTACGCCATAAGTTCTCATACTGGATTCCCTGTATTGCTTATACCTGTTTGAACACCTGAATGTTTATGAGTGCTACCAACGCTTACGCCATTATTTTTCAAAGTTCCAGTAGTTTCAACATTGCCATTTACTGTAAATTTACCATTAACTGTAACACCAGAACTTTCCACAAGAAAGCTAGTGCTTCCAATGGTTACATTTACCCCAGTAGGAGTTAAAGTAATAACGCAATTGTTTCCTGTATCTCTGATTACTGCGCCATTTGGAGCATTAATATTAACCGCATTTGGATCAACCGCTTCCCAATCTGTTGCCCCTACTGGAACAAAAATTAATGCGCTAAGATTAAATGGCTTTACTAAAGGAGCTAATGCGCCTTTAGTACCAAGTCCTGTTATCCCGCCTATACGAACATCTGCTGAAACGCAAATTCCTAAATCGCCTACTTGTACAGGTAAGCGCACATAAATGCTTTGGGCGATAGGCATTTTAACTTGTGGGAATGTATATTCCCCATTATTGTCAATTTCAAAATTAACAGTTACGATTGCGCCATCTACAGCAACAACACGACATGGCAATTGAAGCCCATTCGACATTTGATTTAATTCTATTGCTTGCTGTACATAGTCACTTATTGACTGAGCAAGAGGGATTTTTTGACCTAAACTCATGCTGAATATAACCCCACTCCATTAGCAATAGCTTCAATAGTTGTTACCCAACCATTGCCATCTGGTGATCTACTGCTTCCTATATGGTGTAATTTTGAAACATAAAAAATGCCGTCAAAAGAAATATTGTTTCTGTATTGAGAAAAATTATTTACTGTATTATTTATTGGGATGTTTTTTTCAAAAGAAATGTAATCACCAACATTCAAATCGCCTCGCATAACTACTTTTGCAGAAATAGTGCCAATTTGAAGCCATGTTAAATTACCAATTACATCGGTAAATTTAATTGTTTTTGTGGCTGTTTTAGTTATTGCATTATCTGTTAAATAAAAACCAGTATCATTAACACATATTAACCCGCCAGTATAGGTAGGTTCTTTAATAATGTTTCTACTGACCGCATTTACTTTTCTGGATAAACTTAATAAATTAAAATTTTGTTCTGGGGCATCTTCGGATTGTTTTAATCCAGTTCTAAATGAACCTGTTACTTTTGTTGGTTTGTAAGCAGTTTCAAGAGCTAGTTTTACTGCATCGGTTAATTCAGTATTTTTCTTCCAAACAAAAGTAATATTATTTAAATCATTACTTCCAGCGAAAGCTGGAGCAACAATCATATCCAAAGATACATTAACACCTTGCCAGTTAGCAAAGGCTTGCATAATTCCGCCAATAAGAATTATTCCCTGTTGACTTGGATTAGCATAAGGTAAACCCTTAGACATTCCAACTTCAATTTTAATCTTGCACATTTCAATTGGTTTGCCACGCACTAATTTAGGATTGTAATTTCCTATTTCTCCCAAACCTTTTAAATCAATTCCATTTATTTTAATAAAGCCATTAGCTGAATATTGGCTATATGATTCTTGATAAATATCTAAATCTAATTGCAATGCAGAATAATTGTCTTTTCCATTGGTTTGAGAGCTAAAAGAAAATTCTTCAAACCGATTAAGATCTTCAATTGGTGGACTTATTGTAATTTTATAAAATCTCATGGAAATATTTCAAAATTATTTGACGATAGTCTATAGACCAAAGTAGAAGTTTGAAAATACCCAAAAACTAAATTTATATCAAAATCATCAGGCGATGCAATTATAGGGTTAGTAACAATAATTGTTCCATTGTTGTTATATACGCTTAAATAATACCTTGCACCATATACATTCCAAGTACATATAACAATATAATTTGCCCCATCTAAAGTAGCATTAAATTGAAAATTTGCTGTAAGAGCAGGATCAAATTTAACAAAAGTTGTCATAATTTAACCCCCCCAAGCTGAGGTTGTTGGCAATCCACTTTGAATTTTATTCATTAATGTACCCAAAACCGATTGTGCTTGTGAAGTAGTAATTAATGGCTGAGTAAAATCCCATTGATATACATATTGAACTTGTTTATCGCTTGGTGGAGTTATATCCCTAATACCAGTTAGCAAGCAATTAGCATATACAAATGCTGGTGTCAGTATAGTAAAAGTTCCACCATTAGAAATATGATTTTGAATAAGAAATTGCATAGCCGTTAAAATAGCTGTTTTCTGTAGATAGCCACCATTATTTTGTGCAGGGCAAATCATCGCCATACTTACACTTAATGGCTTTTGAACTACAGCATTAGCGGCAGTTGCAAAATTTGCCATTGGATAAGTTGCAATATCCCATTGAGCTAAAGTGCTTCCAGCTAAAGGTTTAAAATGGGCAAAGAATCCAGAATTTAAAGGATCGCTTAAATTTATAGCTGGAAAATTAAGGGGTGCATAGCCTACTAATCCACCAACCAGCCATATAGGTGCAATTTCAAATGCGCCTGAAAATATTGTTTTTGCTATTGATGTCATTATTTCATCGCCACTAATTTAGTACAAGTGCCATCATTATCATAAATAAAGACATTATCTTTACCGGGATTTGGATCAACAAATTTTAAATGATGATTTTTTAATTCAAAATGGTTTTCCTCACCTTTCATACCAAGATAAGGTCGCCATAAGTTTGTAGCTTTAGTAAATTCTTCTTCAGTCTTAAACTTTGCTCTTAAAGCTAAAGCCTGATCCATATCAATATCTAAAGCCGTTGAAAAACCTTCTTTATTTAAAACAGTATGGTGAGAACCCGGATGCCAAATCTTTTTTAATATAGCTTCTTGTTGGGTTCTATATCCGCTATTAACTGTTAATCCTAATCTTTGCGCTGTATTAACTAATTCAGGATCTACTTTACCTAAATTAATATCATTATTTGGAGCATCTTTTTTATATTGATCGTACCAATTACCATTAGCAACTCCAGCTTTTTTAAAGAAATCTACTATATCCTGACCTTTACCAGCTTCAGTTTTTGTATAGTCAGCTACCCATTTTGCAAAATTAGGAATTTTACTTATGACATAAGCTATTGCTTTACCAATAATAAAAATACCCTCAAAAAAGTCTTTTAATGCTTGTTTATTATCTGGATCTTTTAATTCAGAAACAAAACCTTTAATAGCATCTTCTACTTCTTTACTTCCCAAAAATGCTACAAGTGCATCTGCTACAGCTTCAGTTAATTGTGCTAAAGGTTCAGTTAATTTACCTAATACATTAATCAATTTAGATTCTAATAATTGACCAGTTTTTGTAATAGCGATCCAGAAATTAGTCCATGCTTGGGCATTTTTTTCCTCGTTTGGAAATTGACCCGCACCTTTATTTAAACCTCCAGTAAACGCCTTATATCTTTGCTCAGACATATTCCAGATAGCTAACATTTCTTGTTTTGTTAATACATTTTGAAATGCTGGATTTTGACCCATTGCAACATCTACAAATCCACCAGAAGTTGCTTTGGCTTCTCTTACTTTATTGAATATTGGAACAAGATTTTCGTAAGGATTTTTTGAAGAATCACCGCCAAGTAATCTATCTATTTTCCATCTGCCACCTAAAGAAGATTGAAGGTCTTGAATATTACCCATCATTCCTTCCATATTGTCATAATATGGATTGCCATAAACTCTAGCTGAACGCAATTGCGCCCTTGTTATTCCTAAAGCACTAGAT